CGTCAAAGACTCGAAATTCTATGAAGATAACGAGACGTGTCCAACGTGCAGCCAAGATATTAGTAATGAACTCAGATCATCGAAGCTGGCTGATTCCAAAGCTAAAGCGAAAGAGCTTAAAGAAGCTATGGACCATGCCTTTGAAAAGTCGACTGATATTCAAACAAATATTGACCGGATCACAGATGAACTCACTGGAGTGCGATCGAAGCAGTCAGACATTCATTCTAACAATCAGGCAATCACCAGGATCCAAAACGAAATACGGAATTTGGAGACAGAATTAAATCAAACTGGTGATATTGAAGCAGCTAAAGACGAATTAGAAGCTTTGCAAAATGCTGCTAATGATTTTAATATGTCTAAGTTTCAGTTAAATGATGAATATGCATATAATAATGTTATGTCAGAGATGCTTAAAGACACCGGTATCAAGACAAAGATTATTAAGCAATACATTCCTGTCATTAATAAACTAGTAAACAAATATCTCCAAATATTAGATTTTTACGTTCACTTTGACTTAGATGAAAGCTTTACTGAAACTATTCGCTCACGCCATAGAGATCAGTTTTCATATGACTCTTTTTCAGAAGGTGAGAAACAGCGTATCGATTTAGCGCTTCTCTTTACTTGGAGAATGATTGCTAAAATGAAAAACTCAATATCGACAAATCTTCTTTTACTTGATGAAACATTTGATTCAAGCTTAGATCATGATGGCGTTGAGAACCTAATGAAGATTCTACATTCTCTTGATGAGAATTCGAATACGTTTATTATATCGCACAAGGGTGATATTCTTGACGGTAAATTTAAAGATAAGATAGAATTTGTAAAAGAAAAGAATTTTAGCAAAATAAAAGATTTACAAACACTGGAAAATGTAGTATAATAGTAACATTAACAAACGAGGTATATTATGGAACTGAAAGAATCAACTCTTTCTGTCTTGAAAAACTACGCTGCAATTAATCCTAATATTGTAGTACAAAAAGGCAATAAGATTAAAACAATGACTGAGGCACGTAATGTGTTGTCCTCAGCCACTCTTGAAGAAGAGTTTCCACAAGAATTTGGCATCTATGATCTTAATGAATTTTTAGGTGTTATTGGCTTGGTTGGAGAGCCACGTTTAACGTTTGAAGAAAGTTATGTGACTATCACTGATAGTAGTAACCGATCTCGTGTTAAGTATTTCTTCTCTGATCCAGAGATGTTGACTACTCCCACACGGGACGTGGCTACTCCACCAACTGATGTAAACTTTGTATTAGATAATGATACTCTAAACAAAATTAAAAAAGCATCTAGTACTCTAGGCCATACTGAATTTTCCATTACTGGAAAAGACGGAGTGCTCACATTATCTGTTATAGATAGTAAGAACACAACGTCAAATGCATTCTCTATTGATATCAGCGGAGAATTTACAGAAGAGAACTTTAACTTTATATTTGATATTAAGAATCTAAAAATGATTCCTGGCGATTATCAAGTTGGGCTATCTTCAAAACTCATTTCACATTTTGTTAACAAAGAAACCGGCATCGAATATTGGATTGCCCTAGAAAAGACATCAACCTTCGGAGTATAATATGTCAAATAAAAAAGAAGAAGAGCAAGTAGCAGATCCTCACGCTCCTATTTATGAAACAAGTAATCGCGCTTCACGTAGTATGATTGCTGTTATTGATACTATGTGTCAGCGAGGTGCCTTTAAAGGAGAAGAACTTTCTACTATTGGGCAGCTACGCGATCAATGCGTTCAGGTCATTCAATTGGCGGAAAACTATCAGCAGGAGCAAGCTACCGCTAAATAACTGTGTACTTTCCTATTGAACTGTGTTACTATATTATATTATGAAGGAAAGACTATGTCAAATGATTTTTTATGGGTCGAGAAATATCGACCTAAAACTATTTCTGAAACTATTTTGCCTCCGCAGCTAAAAGAGACGTTTCAGAAAATGGCGGATACCGGTGAATTGCCTAACATGCTTTTCACCGGTACTGCTGGTCTTGGTAAAACAACTGTTGCAAAAGCTTTATGTAACGAACTAGGCCTAGATTATATTGTAATCAACGGGTCAGAAGATGGCAACATTGATACACTTCGTGGTAAAATAAAACAATTTGCCTCAAGCGTTTCTTTACAAGGTGGCTTTAAAGTTGTAATACTTGATGAGGCAGACTATCTAAATCCACAATCAACACAACCGGCATTGCGTGGCTTTATTGAAGAGTTTAGCAATAACTGCCGGTTTATCCTTACTTGTAATTTTAAAAATCGTATTATCGAACCACTTCATTCTCGTTGTGGTGTTTATGAATTTAACACTACTAAGAAAGGAATGGCTGAATTAGCAGCTCAATTCTTTAAACGATTTATATATATACTAGGTCAGGAAAACGTACCGTTTGAAAAAAACGCTGCGGCAAATCTTGTCATGAAATACGCGCCAGACTGGAGGAGGGTGTTAAATGAAGGACAAAGAGGTGGGTTTAGCGATAGCGGCATTAATGGTAATGGTAATAGTAATGGCCTTACTTCCGTTGGTGCTCTCACCAAGCATCTAAAAGAAAAAGACTTCAAGAAGATGAGGCACTGGGTCGCTAATAATATGGACGTAGATGCTTCAACAATATTCCGCGGTCTATACGACAGTATGACTGAAACCGTAGCCAATAGATCAATACCTCAATTAGTTTTGATTTTAGCTGATTATCAATACAAGCATGCTTTTGTTGCAGATCATGAATTAAACGTTGTAGCATGTATGACAGAGATTATGGCAAATGTAGAGTTCAATTAATGTTAATACTATATACTCAACCTAGATGTCACTTTTGTGAGATTTTAAAGCGCATGCTCAGTAAGATGGATGGCGCTGAAGATTGTAAGTTTGTTGATATCACTAAAGATCCAGAAGCTAAAGCCTTTCTAAAAAAGAAAGGACATAAAACTGTTCCTATGTTATATTGGAGAGTGCCTGGACACGATATATGGATCAATAAGGACATTGATACTAAAAAGCTAACAGGTGAGAATTTAGGTCAACGGATAAAAGACGCGGTAGCAGCAACTAAGAAAAATAACTGTCTCGTGTTTGATGTCGATGGAACTATTACTCCTAGTAGAGATAAGATAGATCCTGCTTATGCGGAAGTACTATTAGAACTTTCTAAAAAGGTTGACATTTACTTTCTTACTGGATCAGACTTTGCTAAAACTAAAGAACAGTTAGGAGATCTAACTAAAGTTGTAAAGGGTAGCTATCAGTGTGCCGGCAATGAGTTATGGGTAAATGATGAGTTAGTTCAATCTGTACCTGAATTTACAATGTCAAATTCGGCGATGTTAAAGTGGTGTAAGCAACGACTAGCTGAAAGTCCATTTCCAGTTCGTACCGGTAAAAAGCATATAGACTTACGGCCGGGTATGATGAACTTCTCAATCATTGGCCGAGGATGTACTAAGAAACAGCGGCAGCAATATATTAAATATGATGAGAAAACTAACGAAAGAGAACAATTAGCAAGAGACTTTAACGAAGTATTTCGCTCATACTCTGCTCAAATAGCTGGTGAGACTGGCATTGACGTATGTGAAGAAGGAAGAGATAAAGGACAGGTGTACAAACCCCTGCAAGAAGTGTATAATAGTATTATCTTCTTTGGTGATGATACTCAAGAAGGTGGCAATGATTTTCCATTTGCTAAACAAATACAATCTTTTCCTCATCGATGCTTCCATGTATCTGGTCCTGAAGAAACATTCGAACTTTTAGAAGGAATCAAAAGATTGTTTGTAGACGTTGTAGACGAATGGCCTGGAATAGACAGTGGAGTTGAAGGACAGTTATGAACCCGTTTGATTATTTAAATTCTATTAATACAACTAAAAAAGATGTTATAACAGATGATATAACAGAAAAAGCCTATAACAGCTTTATGATAAATCGCTCACTTTCTTACTTTAATGACACTGTTGTACTAGCTAATGAGATGAATCGCTACCACCACATCGATAATAAACTACAATTCGACTTTCTTATAAATATGGTTAGAAAGCGCAAACGCTTTTCTAAATGGATAAAGCCTCAGATTGAGAGTGACGTCGAAGTGGTTAAAAAATATTATGGCTATAGTAATGAGAAAGCTCGTCAAATATTACCGCTTCTGTCACCCGAACAAATAAATGGGTTAAAGAAGAAGGTGAATAAAGGTGGAAGAACAAGCACTAGTTGAGTGGTCTCCAGCGTCTATGCTGGAAATAACTCTAAGCGAACCTGATGATTTTCTAAAGGTTCGCGAAACGTTGACACGCATAGGTGTCGCATCCCGAAAAGACAAAAAACTATTTCAATCCTGTCATATATTGCATAAGCAAGGCAGGTATTTTATTGTACATTTTAAAGAATTGTTTTTACTTGATGGTAAGAAAGCTAATCTCGAAGAAAACGACGTAGCTCGTAGAAACACTATTACGACGCTAATGTCTGATTGGGGATTAGTTGAAATTCAGAATACTGAAGAAGCTAAACTACTAGCCCCGTTAAGACAGATAAAGATTATTCCATTTAAAGAGAAAGATCAATGGGAGCTTTGTCCTAAATATAATATTGGCAATAAATGAATGATTTATACATAAGCCCGTGCAAACAAATATGTCAACTTGATAAGGTTGATAAAGTTTGCAAGGGTTGCGGTCGTACTATTGAAGAAATTACAAAATGGTCAAAAATGACCCATTACGAAAGAACAAAAGTTATGCAACGCTTAGGTTATGGGACTAGGCGTAAAAAAAATAATCGGAAATAAACATTGTATATTAAGATTATCGATAATTTTTTATCGGACCATACTATATCTAAAATTGATAAAGAACTTGAAGATATAGTATGGCCTAAACACTTTACTCGTTCTGGGTCCGACATGTATGAAAGTGCTGAGCTTGAAAAGCTACCAGTACTTAGGCAACTATATTTAAAGTATTCAAGTCCGTCTTGGTTAAAATTTTTAGAAGGTGAAATTGGAATACCAGGTATAGTTCCAGATCCTCATCTTATTGGTGCTGGCTATAGCGAAATAAGAAATGGCGGGGATCTTAAACCGCACATAGACTTTAATTGGAACGATTCAATTAAATTATATAGAGTAGCATCTTTAATAATATATCTCACAGATGATCACTTAGGTGGAGAGTTCAAACTAGAAGATAGAGAAGCTATAGAAACTAAAAGAAATCGCGCATTATTATTTGAGCACAGCGAAACTATCCGACATATGGTAATGCCAGTAAGTGGGATACGAAGAAGTGTTAGATTTTTTTACTATGCTTCAAAACTACAACCTCCTGAGGGTTATCATAGAAGTCTTTACGGTTTAGCTAACGGAATACCTTCAGATGTCGGCGAATAAATTTTATATTTGGGACATTAAATTTTATAAAGA